TAAATCGTGTACTATGTTATGTCCTATTAATATAGTAGCTTGATCTAGTAGTTCTTGTACTCCATCAAAGTTATCTCTGAATAGATATTCTTTTCCATTATCAGTTAAACAACCAACCATGACCAACTTATTGTTAGTTTCAAATGGGTCAAGATGTAACTTACCATCTCTGTGTGTAACTGTATTCTCTACATCAAGCGTTAATTTCATTAGGGGAGTCCTTTAATATACAATTATTAACAAAGTTAGATAAATCTTTTTTATGCTTGTACCACTTATTCTTATAAACAGTTCTCCAATTATTGTCAATAAGACTAACTACATATTTTCTATTTATCTCAACAAGACCAAAGTTAGGATGTCCATATGTCTTAATATATAAATCAAAAGATATTAATTCCTTTAGTTTTTCTAGTCTTTTTACCTTTTTCCAATTAGTGTTGGAGTAATAATCTTTATGGTAATTATTTTTATCAACTCTCTTTGCTTCTTCCTGATAGTCTATTATATCTTCTTCTATTTCAGGTAGCATTTCTTTAATAAAAGGAAGTCCTTCTCTAACTATATACCTATATGAGCATCCCTCATCAATCATGTCCTTTGCCCAACCTGTTAATCTCTCTCTTTGAGCCTTTAATTTTTCTGCTTGAGTTAAATTATTCATTCAATCTCTCCTTATGTTTAGTTAAATATATAACAGCTTTTTTAAGTCTTGTCAAGTTATCTGAAAATCCACCTAGTCCAACATTACAATGATGACATAGCCAACCTCTAAAGGTAAGTGTATCATGGCAATGATCTAACACCCAACTTTGCAATCTAGGTTGCCCATATTTGCCAATCTCTTTCAATCCTCTATCGCATATAGGACAAGTGTAATCTATATCAGGATAGTTATTCTCTCTCCTTAGTTGTTTAACTAGTGTAGACTGATTCCTATTACAGGTTCTGCATGTTCTTTTTATTTCAGTCTGTTTCTTATCATCATCTGCACTAGCATACTTCATTGCATTAAATTGATCTATAGGTTGCTCTATGTCACATTTAATACAGACTAAGCTATCCTTGTATTCAACAACAGGTTTCTCATAACCAAATAAGTCTTTCTGCATTACTGATACCTAGCAGTTAAGTAATCTAATTCACAATGCTCAACTCCATGCCAACCTGATAACTTATTCTTAACTATATTTAAGTGTCTAGCAGGACTTTCCTCATCTCCACTATCAGGATTTTTAACTGAATCTTTAGCAATAAGAACCATCAAATCAGCTTCTGCAGCTTTTCCTGTACGACTGCCCTCCATCATAGCCTGATTCAAATACACCTTACCTTCAGCTTCAGCAGACAACTGTGACATATAAAATATAGCACATTCATGTGACTTGGCTATCTGTCTAGCATATATGGCATTAGCTTTTAGTGCTTCATCTGTCCTAGCAAAGCCACCTGTCCTAGCAAACTTATCTCCCATGTCTAGTACTACGATGTCAGGCTTGTATGCCTTACAGATACTTTCTACCCATGCCATGTCACGATTAGATGCATCCTTGATGAAGACATTATTCTTTATAGCTTCATACTTATCTCTAGCTTTCTCAGGATTAGCTTTTATCTGATGCATTGTCATGCCTGTAGCTGATGTTAAATATCTAGCACCAACTCTATGAGCAGACTCCTCATTACATAATATGATACACTTAGCACCTTGATGGGCAAACCCATTAGGACTAGCAATCAAACTAGCATGGAAAGATGTCTTACCTGTATTAGGTCTAGCACCTACCTCAATCAGATGACCTGCATTAACACCCTCAACCTTTCTAGTTAGACAAGGTATATTAAATGTCCACCTAGCTTCAAGGTCATTCCTAGCTAACAGATTCTCAATACTTATATCATCCCATGTTACTTTAACATTAGGTGTAAAATCATCAGAGTATATCTCAAGCATATTTCTAAGAGGTTCAAGGGTGGATTTAGAACCATTAACGTAGTCAAAACCAAGATTAGCAATGTCCTCGCCAACAACCTGTTGAAATAGTTTAGACAATACTTCCTGTGCGATATCTGTTCCAAGAGGTTGCTCCTTCTTTACTTGTGCAAACAAACTACTGTATGCCTGTTTCTGTGCAGTAGTCATTGATGGATTATTTGATACGAATAGTGCTTGAATCTCATCAGTAGTTACTGTTCTTTCATATGTAGACATAGCTTTGTCTATTGCTTGTTTTATCTTCCTTACGTCTTTACTGAATAGTCTATCAGGACATTTAGAACCTCTATGTTCATCATAAAATTTCTTATCCATTAAACTTCTTATTAACGATAGTTCCATGTTGGTTACTCCTTTGGGGTTAGTTTGGTTAGTTCTTCATAGTCTATTTTATTTCTATACTTAAAGTCATCTTGTAGTCGCAGTACTTTAACGTCATGAACATGACCTCTTAGTTCTTTAGCAAAGGATAGAGTCTTAGGTAATGCATCAGGGTCTAATGCTATTATGGCAGTTGAGAATTGTGAAAGGTATCTTTTATGTGCTTCAGCTAATGATGTACCCAACAATGCTACCCCTACATATACCTCATTGCCAACTGCGATAGCACTTACACAATCCTCAACGACTACTGCGACACTACCACAACCATGAGTAAAAGGCAAACTGTTTCTTCCATACCTTTTCCACTTAGGTAGTCTTGCACCTAATGATCTACCTGTAGCATCAACCATTTTAGTGTCACTTAAAATAGGGAACACTATTCTATCTTCCTTAACATCATAGAGTACATCTACTTTAGTTGTATCAATACTCCAACGATCACAGAAAGCTAAAACATTTAATCTATCCCTATGTGCTACGACATGTTCAGGTAATACAAAATCATTCATATCATCATCTATTACACTTGGGTCTATAGCATCTCTTATATCGTCAACAGATAAATGTATACGAGTTGAACCTGATATATTACAAGAAACTTTGTAACAATTCCATAGTAACATACCCATATTATTGGTAGCAGTAAAAGTTTTAAAGCCATTACAATTAGGACAATTAAATCGTTTACTCTCTCCTACACTTAACTGTAGATCACTTACATAGTTATATATATTCATTATTATTATACCACTTATATGTTATATAGTATTTCTGTTCGGCAATTTAACTGCTTATATCATACTTTTTTCGCATTGTCAATGCATTTTTTGCTGAGTCAAAAGTATTTTTCATGTAAGGTTTCACAGATTGTGGATTTGCATGACCTGTAACTGACATTATCTGACCCATAGACACTCCTGCTTCAACCATTTCTGTAGTACCTGTCCGTCTTAGATCAGCTATTCTTAACTCATTAGTCAATCCACAGAGAGACATAGCCTGTCTAGCTACTATTGATAGCCTAGATAAGGTATAAGGCTTGTATGCTCCTCTAATAGCCTTTGGACAAGGTGCAACATATTCTTGAAAGTCATAATCATTCTTCTGTTGTATAAGCATTTCTAATAAACTCTCACTAATTGGTAGGTGTACTGTTGCACCTCTCTTGGATTGTTCTAGATGAAGTATTGCCTTATCAAAATCTATGCTACTAAACTTTAATAACCTCATATCTCCTACTCTCTGACACCATTCATATGCCATCTGAACAATTAAACCTATACTCCTATACTGAAAATCAGAATAACAGTAGTCAAGTAGTTTAGTTATCTCATCCTTTGTCCATGTCACATTTCTAGGTTTAGTAACCTTGCACTTAAAGGTAGAGAATGGATTACTTTCTGCATAACCCATCTCCATAGCGAATGAATAAACTTTCCTAGAGGTAGCACATATATGATTTGCCATATAAATGCCACGTTTTAGCCATAGTTCATATGATTGCCTAGCTAATGCACCTGATAAGTTATTCACATTAGTTGTACAAACACTTTTATTATCCACCTTAGTACCTAACATTATAGCTAAACAGTTTGAATAATCTGCTTTAGTTTTATCTGTTAACATACTGAAATCACTAGATAAATAATAAGTGTCAACTAATTTATTTATATTCATATGCTCCACCCCATCTTGTATAGTGACCATGTTCACACTCAACTGTAGCATCTACTATGT